TCTGGACTTTTTAAATATGTTGAACTTCTAAATTTTGGCGCCATACCTACTTTTAAAAATTTAATTAACTTTCTTATTGCTGAACCCTCTTTTTGACTTCTTGCTACCATTCTATATTTAAAAGCAAAATCTCTCATAGCAGGGCCTTGGAATAACATCTCTGCGTTTGGATTTAAAACCACACCACCTTTTCTTGCTAAAAGTGTATCTCCATTTAATTCTGTTCCAAAGAGCAGTCCCGACATTTTAGCAGCCATTTGATTATATATCGCACCTGATCCTTGTTGAAAAGCATTACCAAACTCATTGTCACCTCTCTGAGCGGTAAATTGTCTAAATGCTTCATTTCTTGCCTTCTTTTCATCGTCTGTTGATGCTGGTTGTCCTGTGATCGCATTAGCCAAACCCAAAGCAGCCATTCCTTGTGCATTTAACTCACTTTTTCCCCATTCAGCAGCGTTAACGTCTGTTGCCTTTGGCATTGGTAATATGATACTTCCTATCAAATCACCTAAAACACTTCCACCTTTTATCTCTTCGTCTTGCTTAGTTATGTTATTATATTCTTTAGTTCCTGTTGGAAAACTTGCATTTATAGTTTCTCTTCTATACTTATATCTCGTAATTTTAAGATGGTCTTGATTAAGATTGATGTCAAGTGGATAGGCGAATATTTCAGTACCCTTATTTTCGTGTACCGTTACAGGTGTTTGATATGTAATGTTCGTCGTATTATTATTATCTACAAATTGTTCATTAGTTTCTTTTTTCTTTTCTTCAGTTTCTTTTTTCTTCTTCTCCTCGTCTGACGCAAATTCTATGGCATCAGTTTTACCTTTATAAGACTCTTTTTTTCCTTTGTACTTATTAACATTATATGCCTCCAGTGCTTGAGATGAACTTGATACTTTAGCCCACTCGGCGCTATCAGGATCTATCGACCTCAACGGCCTTCCTAGTTGGGTTTGTTTTTTAATACCTTCTAATTGTTGTTTATCATTAAAAGTAAAAACGTATTTTGACCCAGATGCTGTGCCTGGAATTGAAAATTTTCGACTTTTTGACATTAATTTTTGTTGTAAACTCGACTTCTTGGAACTGGTATTCCTCTCATATCAACAAATCTTTCAGTGGGTAATTGTGCCACATCTGACCATTCAGTGTTTGGAATGCGATATGGTGTTCCTCTTACGCCAGTATAAAGATATTTATGTAGAGTTCGACGAGGAACTGCAACTGCACCCTGAGCAGAGTTATTTAGTAAGCTTATTGCAAGTTCGTCTCTTTGATTCAAAGGGACATAATGAAGGTTGCATCCTAAAAACCCACCTGTTTGATATTCAATCACATAAGTAAGTGGATACATGTCATAATATGGTTGTTTTGTCTGTGCTGAGTATGTATAGAAATATAATTGGCCAGGAGCAAATCCAGCTGTGTCTGCAGCATCATCATCAAAGTTTGTCGAACCAAGTTCATCAAGTAATTGACTTCTAAAATAGTCTTCACTTACTTGATCAGTTACTTTATTCAATATTCTTTGAAGAATGCTCATTTGATTCCTAGTTCTTTTTCAGTCATGATTTTGAACTCTAATTTACGATCTTCACAAAATTCTCTCGCTGCCTTCCATTTTGCTTGATTTTTAATATATGTCATTGATTCGTTTATTAGAGTCTTTCTTGACTTACCTTTTGTTACTTTTGGTTCCAATGTTTCTCTCATTGGTTTGACTTCAATTACTGATCTGCGAATATTACTATCCTTATCTTTGTACTTGATGAAAAAGTCAGGAAAATATCTACGAACACGATTTGTTGTTGGATCTTTATAAGGAATCCAAAATTCTTCAGATGCCCATTCAAGTATATTCTCATTCAAGTCACAGTAATTCATGAATTTTCTTTCCCATAAAGATCTATAAATAATATTTTGAGAGTCACCCTTATATTTTTTAGGGTTGGAAGGTCGATATATCCCTTTATAGCTCATATATAGTAATAACAACTTAAAATTATTTATTGTGCCTAATAATTTTCCAAAAAGATCAGAAATATTTCAAGGAGATTTAAGAGATATCCGTGATACTGTCGCACGGCCGTCTTTAGATACTCTTTATCAAGTTCATTTTTCATTTGGAAACTGGGAAACATGGTTAGGAGAGTCTCCAGGCCAGAGAAGAACACAGGGAAAAGGTTTTCAACAAAAGATGTCCTTGATGTGTACACAAGCAGAACTGCCAGGCACAAATTTTATAGAAACTAATGTGATTGGACATCATCAAGGTATTCAAGAATCATTTCCAAATCTTAGAAATTTTCCTCCTTTAAATCTTGTTTTTTATGTTGATGCGGATCATGTTGTCTTGGAAGTTTTGGAAACTTGGATGACATATATTAATCCAATTAAAACACAACAAAGAAGTTATAATGCTTTTACAAGATTTAGTTATCCAGAGACTTATAAAGAACTTCTTCATCTTTCAAAATTTGAAAGAGATACTTTTAAAGAAAAAAGATCAGATGAAATTGGAACTATAGTAGCAGAGTATGAATTTGTGAATGTTTGGCCAACTAATATGACATCAATGAGACTTGCCTATGGTGACTCTAATGTGTTAAGATGTAATGTATCTTTTGCATATGATAGATTCTTTACATCGTTTACTGATAAAGATGGTAGTGTTCCGATTGATACACCACTTGGAGCCACAGATCAAAATAAACTTAAATTTCCAAAAGAAACAAATAAAGAATTTTTAAAAAACAATCCTGAGTTTATGAATAACCCAGCATTTGACATTGGAGATGGTGCTGGATTCCTTTAATTTAAAAAACCTTCCTATATAAAATACTGAATAGAATATTATGCCATTACCAACCATTGAAACTCCAACTTATGAGTTGAAGTTACCTTCTTCAAATAAAAAAATTAGGTATAGACCTTTTCTTGTAAAGGAAGAGAAAGTATTAATCATTGCTCTTGAATCAAAAAATCAAAGCGAAATTACAAATGCTGTAACACAAGTTTTGAAGAATTGTGTTTTAACTAAGGGTGTTGATATTGATAATCTACCTACATTTGACATTGAATATTTGTTCTTAAATATTCGTGCTAAATCTATTGGAGAGGATATCAAAGTAACTGTTACTTGTCCTGATGACAGAAAAACAAAAGTTCCTGTCACAATATATGTGGATGAGATTAAAGTTGTTAAACCAAAAAACCATAAGAAGGACATTGTTTTAGATGATAAATTAACTCTTCGTATGAAGTATCCATCATTGTCTCAATTTATTTCAAATAATTTTGACACAGAGGATCAGGCGGAAGAATTGGTTGATAAAACCTTTAAAGTTGTCGCTGATTGTATTGATACAATTTATACTGAAGAAGATGCATGGGAGGCAAAAGACTATACTCCAGATGAAAGAATTGAATTTGTACAACAATTAAATTCAAAACAATATAAAGCTGTAGAGAAGTTTTTTGAATCGATGCCTAAATTATCTCACACGATTGAGGTTGTAAATCCAAACACAAAAGAAAAGGGAACTGTCGTTTTGGAGGGATTAGCCAATTTTTTCGGCTAAGTATTGCAAGAGAGGATCTTGAATCCTATTTCCGTATCAATTTTGCTCTCATGCAATACCATAAATATAGCTTGACGGAACTCGAAAATATGATGCCTTGGGAAAGAGAAATTTATACAACTCTTCTCAAACAATATATTGAAGAACAAAATCTCAAGATTCAACAAAAACAAGGTGTTATGAAGTATGGATGAAGAAGAATACCAAGAAGAGGAACAATCTAATTCAAAGATAAATTTAGGTAGTTTCTTTGAACGAGTCGATTCGGTTGAAAAGGTAGCGAGTAGTGCCTTATCAAAAGCGAATGCGAATTTTGGTATCATTAATGTTCAAAAAACACTTATTAATACTTTAAACGTTTCAATCGAAGCATTAGAGACAAAGGTTAGAGATATTGCAAATTATATAATTATAGAGAAAAAAATTACAAGAGATGAGGAAGCAGATAGATTAGTCGAAGAAAGAGATAAAGAACAAAAAAATATAACAGCTGAAAGACTTATGGGTCTTAAAGGAGATCAAGGTGTACAGGGTGAGCCAGGAGAACCAGCACCAGCACCAGAAGAAGGTGGTGGTAATCCACTCATGAGTTTTTTAAAGGGCATTGCTGCATTGGGTATTGCTGGTTTTGCAGTCACCTATCTTTGGCCTGCCCTCTTGCCTTTAATAGGGCCTCTTCTTGGTAAATTGGGATTAGGACTCATGGTGGGTTCTGGAGCTCTTTTGGGTGGATTTCTTGGTGCTCAACTTCTTAAAGTTCCTCTTGTAGGTAAAAAAATGGGCCCAGCAGTGGAAAAGGGCATTGAAGATAATTTTACAAAGGTAGGTGAAGGAATACAAAAAGCTACAGAAAACATAGGTAAGGATGGAAAACTTGAGATTCCTAATCTAGGTGGTGGCGAAGGAGAAGGTGGAGCTGAAGAATCTAATCTTAAGTTTGATGACTCCATGACTGATACTCTTAAGGACAAAGATTTAGTTCCAGCAGAGTCCTTTAGTGAATATCGAAATAGAACTGGAAATGTGGATAGTGAGGAGGAAAAAGATGGGAAAAAGATTATGATGACCCAATATACAAAAAAAACAAAATCAGGCACTGGTAAAAGTTCGACCCAAGTAAAAGTTAAAAAGGGTGGTAGACTTGATTCGTTGACTAAAGGTGAAATAGTAGATTTGTATGCAGAACTTCATAAAAGATATAATGGTGACGGAGAAGAACTTAATTTTCAAGAGGAAAAAGATTACGAACACTATCTTCCAGAGCTTATGTGGGCTAAGTACGGTCTTTATAGTGGTGACATAGAATCTTTTTTAGCGGGTGGCGAAGCCGATCCGTTTATAACTAATAGATTAAAACCAAAAAATTTGGAAGTTGAATCAAATATACAAAATAAAGATGTAGATTTAAGTTTATATAATTCATTTACTGAAGATATTGGTATGGATGATTCTCAGTTTCTTGGTGAATTAATTAATGTTGATCCTACAGGTAACTTAAATAATTCTCAAAACAAGGGTCAAGTAGTAAACACACCATATAATCTTCCAAATACTACAGAGACAATAGTAAAATTTACTGATATGAAGGTGCCTTTCCTTAAGAGTCTTTCAAATCAATACTTGTCAATATCTGGAAAAACAATTCCTCCAGAGTATTATAGAGCATTCAAATAATGGCTGATACTAAACTTCTTATTAAAGATTGTACTTTACTGCCAAGTGATGGTTCTTCTCTAAAAGAACAACAGAACATCACAGCGGGTCTGGTTGCAGTTGATTATTTTGAGAGTATTGAAAATCCATCCATAGCATTAATAATCACTTTTATTGACACTGATCAGTTAATAGGTAGATTGGGAGTAACTGGAGGAGAATATGTTAATCTTTCAGTATTATCTGGTGAAGAGGATGATGAAGTTGAATTTAAAATTACTGAAGAAGATCATAAATTAATATTAAACTCTGTAAGAAATGTAACAACCACTCATAATGCTCAAGTTGCAACTTTAGAATTTGTGTCAGTTGAAACATATGTTGATCAAACTGCAAGAGTTAATCAAAAATATACTGGAAACATTACAGAGACTGTTAAAAAATTACTTAAAGAAAAAACTGCGATTGGAACAAAGAAAAACTTGGATAGTGATGAAGCTGCTAATTCTTATTCATTTGTTGGAAATTTAAAACATCCATTTGATACAATTCAATGGTTATGTCCAAAAACACAGGCATCGAAGGATAGTTTTGGGTTTTTATTTTATGAAAATTTCGATGGTTATCATTTTAAATCAATTAAGAGTTTGTTAGAACAGGATGCTTTTGAATATAAACAAGCTGATAAAAATATTGGAACCAACGCTATCATATTGCATAGTAATTTAAATCAAACAAACGATATTGGTTTGAACTTAAGAATGGGAATGTATGCAAATAGAACTTTTTTTATCGATCTTGAAGAACATACTTTAAAGGAAGTTGATTATAAAGTTGAGAATTTGGGGCTATCAGACCCACCTAAGATAGCGAATAAATTGGAAACATATCCAACTCGTCTAATGCTTAAGGCTAGTGATGTTGGAGTTTCTCAAAAGGGATCAGAGAAAAAGGATAAACAACCAAAGACTGAGCTTGACGAAACGAAAAATAAGTCCTATATTAGGAATAACTTACTATTTTCACAATCATTAAATATATCAATTCCATTGAACAGTAAATTAAGAGTTGGTTTTATGCTTGACGTTAAATTTCCTCTTAAGAAGGATGACAGCGGAGATGACTCTGTGGATTCCTATGGAAGTGACAGAACTAATGATCCTAGTGGAAGATATCTTATTGCTGAATTGAGACATCTTATGGGTGGTGGTAAGAGTGAAACACAGTTAAAGTTAATTCGTGATGTGTTCACTGTTTAACAAAACGCTTAAATAAAAGAAAAGGAGAATCAAATGAAATCAATCGAAGATCACATTGAATACGATAAAAAAATTGCTGACGATCCACAGGCGAATCCAGCAGCAAGAAGACATGCAAAAGATGAATTGCATGATCTAGAAGAGTATGTAGAACATCATAAAGAAGAAATAGAAGCAGGAGATCATCATGATCCAAATGCTTTAGAGTTGTTTTGCGATAATCATCCAGATGAACCTGAGTGTCTTGTATATGACGATTAATTAAATGTTTCAAGAATCGACTAACTTTTTAGGAAAGGATGGATTCCACTGGTGGATAGGTCAAGTTACCGATCCAAAGAAAGGAGAGTGGGATAATACTTTAGAAAAGAAAAACGCTGAGAATGGTGAACCAATTTATTCTCATCGTTGTCGTGTTCGTATAGTTGGATATCATGGTTGTGGAGATGAACTGCCAGATAATAAACTACCATTAGCACATGTTCTTCTACCACCCAATGTGTCAACCACTGGAGGACGTGGTGAAACAATGCAATATCAGGGTGGAGAAGTTGTGGTTGGATTTTTCTTTGATGGTGCAGATGCTCAACAACCAGTAATCTTTGGAACTTTGTTTAAACAAAGTTATGTCGAAGATAAATTGACAAACTCAGAATTCAATGCAAAAAAACAAACTTGTTTTGTTCCATACACACCTCCAGAAGTTAAGGCTACTATGGGTGATCATGAAAGAGTAGATGATACGAATGGAAATGGAAATGGAAACGGTAATAAAAAGAAAAAGTTTAATCTTGTAGAGTCATCGCAGAAAAATGTCTCAGATGCAAATGTGAACCTTAATACAGAGTTTCAGATGGATAACTCTACTGCTTGTGGTGATAATGAAGTATCAAAGATAGCAAATGATTTAAAGGAATTCTCTAAGAAGATGAAGAATTTTCAAAAGTTAAATTCCAGTGATGTTTTTGTTAATCCTCTTTATGGTGGTGTAGTTGATATTCAAGGAGAATTAAAATTAACATCAAATAGAATTCAAAACTCCATGACTAAATTAATTCGTCGTGGTCGTTCTAAAGTGATAGAAGATACTCTGGATAAGTTATCAAAAACATTTAAGGATAAAACACCTAAACCAAAGCAAGCTGTTGCTGGAGAGGCCGTAAACAAGTTAGCTGATACAATATATTGTAACTTTGAAAAAATACAGGATCAACTTGGTGATTACTTAATGAAAAGTTTAGAAAATATGTTAGGTCAACTTTTAGATGTACCTATTTGTGGTGTCGAAAATTTTATGGGTGATATGTTTGGTCAAATTAATAATATTTTAGATACAGGTCTTGGTAGTATATTTAATCAATTAAACTCAATTCAAGGTGGTGGTATTGCATTACCCAGTAAAACATTTACAAAGGCGATTCAATTTGCTGATCTTATTACAGGTATTTTAGAATGTGATCAAACAAATTGTCCAGAAAATACATCTTATTCTTCAAAGAATGGAATTACAAAAACAGGGGCTGATGACTTTGGTAGTTTGCTTGATAAAATAGGATTTAAAAACCCTCTAGATAAATTCTTAGATGGTGTAGATGGTATGATTGATGCAGATCCAAGTGCTCCAGATTGTTCAACAAATGTTCTCAGATGTGGGCCACCAAGAGTTGATTTTCTTGGCGGTCTTCCTTTAGGTGGCCAAGGTGCAACTGGTGATGCAATTGTCAATGTTCTTGGTCAAGTAATTGGTGTTGCTCTTAGAGAGCCTGGTTTTGGATATCAAGAACCACCTCTACTTTCATTCTTTGATAGTTGCGAAAATGGTTATGGTGCTGGAGGTTTTGTTAGAATCAAAGATGGATCAGTGGTTGAAGTTGTAATCACAAGTCCTGGCCAGAACTATCTACCAAATACAACAGAGACAACTCTTAATGAGGATGGATCTTTAACTGAAAAAGAAGTGATTCCAGATCCAAATGCTAATTATGATGGTGAGGTAGCTTATGTTACTTCAATAGCAGATGTTGTTCTCACAAATACAGGATCTGGCTATGAAGATGGAGATACAGTTGTGGTTGATGGTGATGGTGTTGGTGATGGTCAGGCTGAAGTTGAATTAATTATTGAAGATGGATTGGTGGCAGGAGCGAACGTTATTAATGGTGGATTTGGATTTACTAGTATTCCAGATTTACTCATAAATAGCGATACTGGTACTGGTGCTAGATTAACACCAGTGCTTAAATTTACTAAGGTCGAAGATGCAACTGAACTTGCTCAAATATCTCAGGATGCTGTCGTAACTGTAATCAGTTGTATTGAGAAATAAACATGGGAACATACAAACCTAAAGATAGAAAAAACATATCGAATAGAGTTTTTGACCGTTATTCTTTTAAAAGTGGTCAAATGCATTCCATACATGGAATGGCTAACTTTGAGGTGCAAACACAGGAATCACAGGCTTTTGGATTTTACTCAAATACAGGTCAAGGTGGAACTGAAGGTGGGCCTGGAACTGGTAAAGCACTTTTATATACGCC